TTATTTATATAATAAATACAGTATTAAACAAAAAAGTGTGACATTTAGTCACACTTTTACAACTTCATAAACTTTGGTTTAAGTAATTTCCATATTAATTGGTCATATGGCTTTTTATCCCACATTGCGAACATTATACTTCGATATGGGGGATGACCATGTTTCATAACATGTTCCGCAAACTCTTTCTTTGTTGGTTCAGGGTCCACATCATTATATTTACCATACCTAAAGTAATCATGTGCTTTACCACAATGTTCAGATACTTGGTAATAAGCATACTTTAAAGTTTTTTCGTATTCTTTGATTTTATTGTAAAACTCGTCAGGAACATTTTCTAAATACTCTTCCATTTTACCTCCTGATGAAAGGACTTCCCATACCGAAGTAGTAGATAAATTAGTCATTATTTTATGTAAACGAAGATATTCCTCACCTTTTATTTTCATACGGTCTCCGTTAGAAAATTTAACAACATAACCTTCCTTGTTATCAGGTATTGCTTGTTTTAAGTATTGGTAATCCTTGAATTTATCAAATCTATGAACAACTTTGAATCCTATATTAGATATTAAGTTTTTAAATCTCATATCTTGTCCATCATCATAAAGATTCACTTCATAACCACTTTTAGTTTCTATTATTCCTAATAAAACCAAGTCCTCAAAATCGTATTGGCAAACTATTCTATTTTCTTCATATATTATCTCAAAAAGATATGTATAGTCTTTATGTAACTTATTATATTCATAAGTTTTTAACATTTCAAACCCTTTTATTGATTGTTCAGAAGTAAATGACCCTCTTGTTGCGAAAACCCATTCATTACCATAATTAAATAATATACCCAAAGAACCATCCATCTTTTCAAACACCTCAAAATCTGAAGTAGGTCTATGTTGTTTTTCTTCCATATTGAAAAACTTTTTGAATGGTCTTGCAACAACATTACCTTCATTATCAGTTACCAACCCTCGGCACTGTAAAGTGATATCGTCCCATAACTTATACATGTTGTACAACTCACCATATTGTGTTTTTGGGGTGTAGTTCCATATAGTTAAAGGAAGGGTTGGGTGAACTTGTTTTGTCACCAACCCCTCCTCAAAATATTTGTTTAATGTTTCTAACATGTTGCAAATATACAACTATTTTTCGTTAAGTAAGAATTTATTACTAATTGATTTGAAACTAATTGTTCTATCGTAAGAACGAACTACAACACCCTCTCTATCAAAGTTTGAGTTTAATTCAGACTTTTGGTCTGCATATTCTAACATACCCTCAACAGTATCAGGTAATAAAAATTCGTAATCCAAAATAGGAACAGTTTTTAAACCCATTTTTTGAACCGTTTCGACAAATTCCAAGAATGGAATATTCTCTTGAGTGTCAATGTTGAACCCGTTGAAGAAACGAACTGTTTGACCTTTGATTTTGTATGGATTACCTTGAACTCCTTCACCAATTAACTCACCTTGTAAACAAATGTTGTTTTCCAAAGTCCCTAATAATTCCTCCAATCTTAATTCACGAGCGACTTTCCAAAAAGTGTTACCTTCAGTTTCAATTAATTCCAAGTTACGAGAACATACACCAAATACACCATCTTTAAAGTAGAATGTTGCAGAAGAACCGTCCAACTTTTCAGTTACATAGAATTTATGTGCGGATGTTAATTTGTATCCTTCGTATTCTTTTGCCAAGTTTTGAACTCGTTCTTCGTCAGTCTTACGTAAGAAAGATGGGAACAGTCCTTTAACTTTGCCTGATAATTCAGCAGGAATTGGTGGTTCGTATTTTACAATACCCAATACTTCAGTGACATCATCACCAATATCAACCATTGGAGTTCCGTCTTCGGCAAATAGTTCAATTTGATTCCCCCATACTTGTTTAGTAATTTTTGTTTGAATTATTTCAGTGGTCTTTAAAACATTTAACGGTAAAATCAAACCTTGTGATACCTGCCCTCTTAATTTGATTGTTTTCAAACGGAATCCTTCTTGTTCACCCATTTTTTTGTAAGAACTTTTTCTTAAAAACTCAAATTCTTCTCTAATTGGTAAAAACGAATCAATTTCACAGTAGACTACCATATCACCTAATTTATGACCGACATTTTTAGCAACAACGACCTTCCATCCATCAACGATAGCTAATTCAATCATATCAGCCCCATCAATTGGGTGGATATCGTTAATCACTCTAACACTTGCTAATTTTCTTTCCATTTATTTTCTATTAACGTAATTTTTAATTAATTCGTCTACGTATGGTCTTAACATAATACCCATACAAATTCCTCCTACAAGATATACTATCATAATTTTAATTTTTTATGTTTAAATCTGGTGTTAACAATAACGCCCATAATACGTTTGGTGATTTTGTTATGTATGCGGCATAACCGATTAACCCAAAAAATCCCAAATAAATTAACACAATCCCAATATATTTCATTTTATTTTTTTTTACTACCGTAACACTCCAATTTTTTATCTTTAACATTCCACAAGTCTTTCTTTCCCTCGGTCATATGACAATTGTGTTTCTTCCCCATTCTCTCACCAAAATTAACTATCATATCGTTATGACGATTACGAACAAAATGTGGACATTCTTTACAAGGTTTTTCCATTATCCTTTATCTTTGTTAATTATTTCATCTGTATGGTGGTCATTACCAATTTCAGATTTAATTGGTCGATTTTTCAACAACGGAACACACTCACGAATTACGTGGTATGGTCGAAACTCAGGGTGACCATCCATACCAACATCCATACGTTGCCCCACTCCAAATCTTCTATCAGTTGGTAAGTGACAGTGTCCGTGTAAGTGCATGATACCTTTGTTAAGTCCATCCCAAGAACTAATCGGGTAGTGCATCAATCTAAAAGTATACTCACCAACTACAAGAGTTTCGTAATGAGAAACAGAAAGGAATAAATCCCTAATATTTTCCCTATCACGTTCGATGTGGTGGTCGTGGTTACCAAGAATTAAGTGAATGTTTTTACAAACAATCCTATCCCAAAATTCTCTAATTGATTCGAATCCCCCAAAAGACCAATCCCCAAGACAAATTAAGATATCATCTTGCATTACAACATCATTAATGTTATTAACAATAGTTGCGTTCATTCTATCCAAATCAGGGAAATCCCTAGTTTGGTCAATAGGAACTGACCCGTCAGTCAGTCTCCAATTGGTCACACCACGACAAATGTTTTTATGGTTGTAGTGCGGGTCTGAAAAAATCCACACATTCCCTTTGAAATTTTTATCTATTTTAATCATTTTATTCTTTGTTTTGAAAATAACTAATTAACATGTTTGCAGTTGAGTAGTTACAAGCAATTGGTGTATCAGTAACATTACAAATTCTTACTAGCATTTGAACATCCACTTCGTGTGGGTGAGATGACAACGGGTCAATAAAAAATATTACACAATCTATTTTCCTATCAACAATCATCGATGCTATCTGAGCATCCCCACCTAAAGGTCCTGATACGAATCTTGTAACATTTAGTCCTGCGAACTCAATGTGTTTACCTGTAGTACCTGTTGCAAATATACTAACTTTTTCTTTAAAAAATTGCAATCTCTTCATAATAAAAGCAACCATATCTGCTTTTTTATTATCATGAGCGATTACTGCGATGTTTAATTTTTCCATTTAATTTAAAACTAATTCTTCTTTATTTAAAAACCAATCAGGTATTTCCCTATTCTTCCAATTGGCAAAACCTGATTTAGCCCCTTTATAGTAATTTCGGTATGATTCGATAACATCATTACCGATTTTGAATTCATCCCCCATGGCCAATGGAGGTGTGGTAAAATCAACGTCATGAATATTCGGTTTATTGTCTAAACACCATTTGATAACTTCAACCGATTTATGCGTCTTACCATAACGGTGTGTGTATTCTTCACCTAAAGCCAAACCCAATTCACACAAATAAAGGTAGTTGGATAGTGATGTCCGAGCCCAAATCGCACAAGGATGGTTTTTATGTGACAACTTGTACGGTACTTGGTCGTTACTTAGTCGGTTACTTGGTCGTTCTTGGTCGGTAACGTGGTGAACACCACATAAAAGTTGTGCAGTTTCCAATATCATCTTAACAACGTGTTTGTCACAATGGTATTCCGCACACTTTTTAACATCAAAATCCAAAAAGAATATATTCATTATCTTTCGTATTTTTGAAACACACAAACAAATTCTAAATCTTCTTTTACATTTTCTTCTGTGTTAAACACTTTATGAAATGCACCAGCAGGAATCAACACAACATCCCCACTTCTTATAGACAAACGAGTTTCATCAGTTTCAGTCTTAAGTAACATTATACCTGACCCTTTAGTAAAAAAATAAACCTCTTCCAATCCCTCATGGGAATGACCAGTAGTTTCTTTACCAGGGTGTAATGTTGTTTTTGATAATACTAAATTACTCAAAAAATTATTATCTTCTACAATGTAGGTGTCATTATCCCTAATAACTTTCCCACCTATTTCATTTACATTAATTTTCATTTTAATACATATTTTCTACAGTATGTTCCCATTGAACTCTAACACAATTTTGTGGTAGTCTATGAATATGACGGTAGTTATTGATATACCCCATCATATTCGCACTCCCGATAGCGTTTGCGGAGTGAATAACAACATCGACTACAGGTTTACCATCCATCCATTGTTCTACCAACCATTTGGTACAATCCATACCTGTTTTTTCAGTAATGTTATCATAGTTTAATTCATAGTTATGATAAACATTACGATGCCATTCCGCCATTGCAGTATCACCCAAATCGTGGTCTAAAGAAATTAAACTGATATTTTCCAATCCAATTTCATTTACTTTGTTTACAAATTCTTCGTAAGAACGAACAACAACCCAATCTCTTACAATTGGAGTTCTTACATCATCCAAATATATTTTTTTCTTTTCCATATTATTATTATAATCTAATTTTATTATCTAAACAATATAAGTTTATATAATCTTTTAAATTTTTTATTGCTTCTCTAAAATCAACCTCATCAAAATCTTTTGGCCATCTTTTATGTTTTTCATCTTCCTCAATCATAGAAGAACAACTTTGTCTAATTTCAGAAATCAATTGTTTTAATATTACAGTTTGGTCAACAACTTGAGAATTTTCAACAACTTTATCCTCAAGGTCTCTTACATAATCAATAAGTTCCTCAACCTGAGGAATGTCCATCAGGTGGTAATTATTTTTGAATATTTGATTAATAGATTTCATAATTTCAAAGACAAAGGTAAGACTTTTTTCTCAAATAAAAAAACCCCACCTAAAAAGATGGGGTTATATTTTGAAACCTTGTTGTTTATTTTTATTTGTTTTTTAGAAGTTCAATTAGTTCTTCCTTTGAAAGTTTATTTAATTGGTCTTCCAATGTTTCTTGTTTTAATTCATTACCACATTCAGGACAGAACTTCCAAGATGATTTTTTAATTTTTGTTGAGCACTTTGGGCATCTCTCAATTAAATCTTTCTTTTCTATAGGTTTTTGTGACTCTGGTAATATTTTCCAAATCGACGTTGATACGGTCCAAGAATTAAAATTTTTACTAACAGTTTTAAAACTTTGATTGCTCGATGAACCTTCTTCTACTCTACCTGTTTCAACTGATTTAGATTTTTTTGCAAAACTTCTACTTCTTGGTTTTTGGTCGTATTTTGATTCATACTTACTTGAACGTGGATTATTATTAAAAAAATTTAAAGTATTATCATTGGTTAAACTATCAAGAGTTACACTTGATTTACTCATATTTGACGAGTAATTAACACTTGTTGTATAGAAATTATTTCCAATTGGTGTGTTTAAATCATTGTAAATATACGTCGGTGGGTTCCACGTTGGGTAATATTTTAAACCAACATTAGTTTCTTCCTCATAGAATAGAATCTCAACATCACCATTGTTAGCAATTGCGTTCATGGTTTCATTTGTTGAGTCTACGGTGTAAGTCTCAAACTTGAATTTACGAGGGACATCAATGTATCTCTCAAGAAATACTCTTTCACCTGGACGTAGGATTATTCCTCCCCCTTTAATAAACTCACCATGAATTTTGATTTTTCCTAAGACAGTTTTTCTTGATGGATTATAAAGTTCAATTTCGAACTCGGAACCGTCTTTTAAGTAAACATTCTGACCGAATTGTTTAACTCTTTGTTTGTTTTTTGTGATGTAAGCACACGGCTTATCACTGATTTGATTGTAATACATTTTTCCTTATTTTTATTTTTTATGTTTATTGAACTCCGAATCGTTGGTATCTCTCCAACTCAAATGCCTCGGGGACACTCGGACCTCAGTAACAAGGTTTCATGAATAAATATAAAGTACTTTATTTAATTGTGAATAGTATAAAATAAAAAACCCCACTCCGTAAGTGGGGTGAGTCAATTTACAACTCTGATGTGTACATCATCATGTTTTAAGTAAACTTGTTGCAAACTTGTGCGGCCTGACTACGCCAGCCCTTTCGTCCTTTGGGCGATGGGTGTTTTTAACATATTGGTTTGTTAGAGCCTTCGACAGGAATCGAACCTGCAACATCTTGTTTACAAAACAAGTGCTCTACCTATTGAGCTACGAAGGCATTTGGTGGTGTGGGAGGGAATCGAACCGCTCGGCACAAGGAGTTTCAATCCTCTGCTCTACCTACTGAGCTACCGACACCATAAATAAAAGGTTCTGAAATCGTCCCTGTACCATTCAGGAGAACCTTTTTAATTTGCTATATTTGGTATCTCTATATCCCTCACCGATATACCTAAGATTCGTTAGACCATAGTAACCATCCACGGTGGGTTTCTACTTTCACACTCCGTCTTAACCTATTCTACCAATCAAGAGTGTCATGGTTTTTACTGTTAAGCGTTCAGTGTTGCCCTCAGGACCTCTTCACCCTACCCCCATAGTTACTTGGTGAGTCTCACTCGGAAGCTGAGTGTATATTGTAGAATTGTCCAGTATTTCTACAACTTGTGGATTACAACACGACTAATTAAAGTCCCTTACCCTCTCAATCCATAATGAGGAATCCTTACCTAACCTGTGTAGCCTCCCCCATAGCCTTGAAGCCTTCAAGTCAGGTTCACACACCATAACAGTCGGATATCTCTGTTAATCGTGGGGTCTTATTTCTTTTACAAATGTAGTAAAACTTTTTTAAACCGTCAAGTTTTTTGTACCTTCTGTGGGACTCGAACCCACACGCTCTAAGAGCATCACATCCTAAGTGTGACGAGACTGCCAATTCCTCCAAGAAGGCTTGTTGTTGGTGTGATGGGACTCGAACCCATAACCGTGACGATATAAGCGTCGTATTCTCACCATTGAACTACACACCAAGTTATATTGTTAAATTAAACCCTACCTTTTCTCCACCCCAAAGTTAGAAATTCACCAATATTTTCTTTTTTAATTTTTTTGGTTTCTTTACCATTAGTAATCCAACAAGTACCATATTGAGAATTTTTTTCTCCCTTCTGGTTTATTGAGTTTTTTTCGGAAATTAATTTTTTACTTTTATTAGTATGTTTTTTTCCTAAAAAGGTATTGTGGTTGAAATTAACTCGTTTTAACCCATTACTAATATTTTTTTTTAGTGAGTCGGTCCAACTTTTATTTTCTTTTCTTAATTTTTTTTGTTTTTCTCTACCATTTTTTAATGCAATTCCTCTAGATTTTTTAGACGCTTCTATAAATTTTTTTTTATGTGTGTCATTTATAAATCCGCCTAAACCCCCTTTTTTAAGGTTCATAGACATAGAGTCTTTTACTAATTTTTCGTTAACTATTTGGTTTTCTCTAATAACGAGGGATTCTCTATCAGGTAAAAACTCAAGTATCTCAAACTTAAAATTACTTTTACCATGTTTATTCAAAGAACGTTTTAAATTTTTACCACTACCCATGTAACCATCATCAAGATTATCGGTACTGTGCATACCAATATAATATTTACCATTTTTTAAGTTTATGGTTTTATATATATAATGATATTTTTTTTGTTTTCTAGCCATTATTGTACTTTAGTAATAAATACCACTAAAGTACAAAAACGACCATCGGTATCCAGGGAGGGACTCGAACCCTCACGCTCAACTGAGCAACAGGGCTTAAACCTGTCGTGACTACCAATTCCACCACCTAGACATTTGAGGTTGAGGACCTCTGTGTTGTAGTAGAACTCACCTAGTTAACTTCAGTGGGACTGGTCATCTACTATAGCCAAATTTCATTCCTTTCTCAAGGGAACAACACAATTCTTTCAAAGAACATTACAAAGATAAAGAATCCCTACAACAATTCCAACACCAAGACCCAAAATTACAGTAAAAATTGTTACGGTAGTTGAGTAATCAACTTGGTCTTTTCTTTTGCCTTGGAAATCATTTCTGTTCCACTTTTCCATTTTATTTAACTTTATAAATTTAAAAATTCGCCCAATCATTTCTGACTGTCCCCAATACCGAATAGCGTCTTAAGGCTTCAGCGGCAACCTTTTAAGGGGGTTAGGACTTGTGTGTTAACTTACTCCTGTTACTGGTACACCAACCAACCGACTTAGATTCAAGTAATCGGCTCAGGTCCCTGTGGTAGTGACACCACTTCTCATCATACGGGAGCATATTAGGCGGGTACTACCTCTTTTGGTTTATTTCCGACTACGGAAACCACGTGCAGTCAGGACAGGACTCGAACCTGTAACGACGCAACCTTTTTACAGGATGAGATACCGTTTTCCCATTACGCGTTACCTGACTATTTGTGACTACTCCGTGGGATTGTTTCGTCACTTTTACGTGTATGGAGAGGCCAATCTCACTAACAACACGGGTGTAAGTTTTTCACATTAAACTATCTCCACAAAACGTCAGTTTTTATCGCCAAAACTGAGAAAACGACTTGACCCTTTGTAACCCCATTTTTAAGTGTGTGTTACCTCCTCTCTCAAGTTGAACATACTGTATACACTCCCGCGGTCTATGAGAGAATCGAACTCTCGGCACATCCGTGACAGGGATGTATGTTTGCCACTACACCAATAGACCAAAAATTGTCAGTCTTTCCTGACCGTCACCTCTAACCCACAGGTATGAGCCCGTATCGTAGTAAGCTTGGTTGGCTCGATTGGGAAAGTCACGGCCACCTCTGTTCCCAAATCAATTTTGTGATTAACGGCTAAATGTGGCTCGACCGATTATTATCACATTCCCCATTTGAGACTAAATGAGTTGATATTTCTGGTTTTTCTGTTTGAAAACCCACATGGGTCTTACCCCTTGAAAAAGTCAGCCCTTACTTGGGGGCGAGGAGGACCTTCCAGCCTTGTTCCCAACGAGTACCCCTTTACGTGGATAGTACCAACTCCGTTAAGTTTTGAGGGATACTTAAAAACCCTACGAGTGTCTCATTCTCGTTTGTACTGCCACGGGGAATCGAACCCCGCTTTTATGGATGAAAACCATAGGTCCTAACCGATAGACGATGGCAGCATATAAAAAACCACATTACAAAACCATAGAGGTACAACTCCTGCGGTCGCGTTGTTCATCCAATAAGATGATAGTGATGGAGTACCCGTCTCGCTCCAATCTTAACTGCGTTCCTGAGTTTTACGAGGCCTCGGCAGAAAGGGTGATGAACTCTGTAATCCATTCGGAATTGTCGACATTCCATTGAATGGAGAGACCACTATCAATAAGTTTGGGAGAAAGTTGGAAAGGTGTGTTTTGTAGAAAATTGTGGGACTCGAACCCACATCCTTTTTTTGACATAAAAATGCTTATCCATTAAGCTTAACTCTCGAAGTAACCTTATCCTTTACTACCCAATATTTTTAAAAATGGTAAGACCTTAAGACTTACTTGTTCGTGGGTTGCCCCATCCGTACTACCTATATCTCGCCTTTAACATCCGTTCTACCCAAACCATCGTTGTTCACCTGTTAACCTCTCGGAAAACTTTGAGTACCTCCTCAACGTATTAGTCTGAAAGGGGCTCCGTCTTGCTCGTCATTTCTGACTCCCTATGGGATTCTGCTGATATAGGTCTATCTGCTATCTTACCATTTTAATATTTTCAAAGAACTTTTTCTCTTATTCGGGGGACAGGTCATTAACCCCTTAATCCTGTCCCCCGTCATTCACAATACAAACTTACAAAACTTTTTTTAATTTCACAAATAAATTATTATTAAAATTATTAAGGTTATTAAACCCATAAAAACATAGATAAAATTTTCTTGATTTTTAACTAAAAACCTTTTTGTTTTAAAACTTATTTTCATAAGAATTATTGTTTCACCTCCACAATCGTATAGGTTCCTTCCATAACACCCCAAGATGATTCTTCATGGAATTGATAAGTTTGTGCAACGTCACTTGAGTCCATAGGACGAGTCAAATACCAAATCTGACTTTCTTTCCAAGTTACATTTACCAATTTTTGATTAGCTGGTAAGGTAAGAGTACCTTCACCACCCCAATTTTTTACCCGTGAATTTTCGGTACACGACCCCAACATTGCAATAACTCCGATTGCTAAAAACATTTTTTTCATAGTTCAAATTAAATTTAGAGCGGGTGGAGGGAGTCGAACCCTCGTCCTTAGAGTGGAAGTCTAATATAATAAGCCGTTATACGACACCCGCAAATTTGGGTGGAATCAGACGCGTTCTGTCCACCGAGACCGTAACTTGAATTTCTTCAGAGGTTTCCGACACAATTTAGAGTGTGGTAGGACTGCAGTTCCTTGAGGCTCCCACACTAGATATTCCTCTTTTTTAATTTTTTTTGTGGGACCCGCTCCCCACTCTGAACTTGTACTTTGTTCTTTTAAGCGTTTTTTTCAAACTCTCAATCAGATTATTATCTTGATTTACCTTAACAAAATTTCTTTTATCTGACTTGAGAGTTCCTGATAAAACTTCTCTCATCATTCTTCATTTTACTTGTTTATTTGGTGGAGATGGTCGTAATCGAAACGACCTCAGAAACATTGCAAGTGTCTCTCGCCAAGCCTTGGTACATGCACCCCCATTTGGTAGCGGGTGAGGGACTCGAACCCCCGTCTTCGGCTTATGAGACCGAGCTGGAAACCACCTCCAGTCTAACCCGCGATATATTTTTAATCGTTATCACTTCAGCCACATCGTGAAAGCCGCCCCTCACGCGTTGTTTAAAGGAATCCGATTGCGGCCTCATCCTACTGAGTTATGATAACAAAATGGCGGCTCCAACGGGATTCGAACCCGTACCACGCACCGTGACAGGGTGGTATTGTGACCATTCAACCATGGAGCCATTCATTCAAACCAATATGTCAAAGAACATTACAAAGTTACAAAAAATTTTTAATTTACCAAACGTTATTAAAACAAAAAACCCACCTCTTTTGGAGATGGGTTTCAGTCAGTTTATTTCACGTCATATCATACCATCTCCGTTCTAAAACGTGTATCCGCTTCAGTCCCGCCTAAAAGTATGATATTTAAATTTTTCATTTTTTGCGTTGTTTGTTTTTTAATTAAATATATACGAGTTTTTAAAAGTGTCAAGTTTTATATAAAATATCATATTTATTAGTATGAAGTTAATATTAACAGAATCGCAAGTATTAATGTTAATGGAGGAAATTGAACCTTCTAAAAGTGCGGTAAATAATATTTGTAAATCAAAGAAATTTTGTAGTGCCCAAGGTAAAATAACATTTGGACAATTAAAGGCCTTGGTTGATTCTGCCAAAAATGAGCGTCTATGGAAAGGTGTTGGTGAAGGTGGATTTAAAGCATTAATTAGATTATTACCATGGTTTTTACCACAAATCGCAATCGCAGGTTTTATTGGTTCTTCTTTAAGAGCGTTTAATAAAATAATTAGACCTACGATTGTGGAAACACAAAATTACAAAACTTGGTGGGGTAAAGTAATTATGAAATCATTTAATTTAGCTGAAGGTGAATTAAATATTGAAGACCCATTATCAAGAGTGTTTTTTATAACCGATGGTTTGATAACAATGATGGATGATAAATACAAACTTAAGTTTGCTGATTATATTTCAGAGTTGGCGTCGTTAAAATCAGATGACGAAGAAGTTCCTGACTTTTTCGTAGAAAATGAACTTAGAAATTGGATAAATGACAAATTTCTTTTAGACCCGCCTTTACCTCCAAAAATATATACCAAAAAAGACAAATGATTTGAAAGTTAAGTGGGAGTGGAGGGATTCGAACCCCCAATGTCGTAGACCACTGATTTACAGTCAGCTAAGCAACCGTTGCTCAACACTCCCAAGTTAGGAAAGAGGAAGATGGTTCAGTGGACATCCTCTTTTACGATTGGCATTACTTCGGTGTGTACCTGCAAACTCCGATGATACCGACCGATACACACTCTCGTGTCATAGATATCACCATTCCCCAATCAACCTATGTAGTCAGGACAGGATTCGAACCTGTATGAAGAGTAATGGCCTGTCTATTACGTAATTCAACTCTTCTCACCGCGTGCGTCTACCATTTCGCCACCTGACTATATTTTAAAACAACCTCATCAAAAAATTTTAACAACTCCCCATCAGACATATCACCCATCCAATATGACCCAGGAATTCTTGGGACCTCGTAACCTTTTGAATATACAGAAATCCCATTCACTTCTCCTCTCATAAAACCAACGGAATCATGGGGACCTTCCTCAACTTCGATATAACCGTTTGGAAATAAAATTCCCCATCCTGTTGAACCATCAAGGTGTAGTTCATATTTTCCAATATTGGATGACTTGTACAATAATTCGCTCTTAAAAGACATATTCTATTGTTTTATTAATTTTTAATTCTGTACAAACGCCTTGTCCGACCAAGTTTTAGCTCCCATTCTACCCCATAGTTCCATGTCACACATGTCAGGGAAAGACTCTCTCATTGTCCCAACAGTCAACACATCCAAGAACCCCTTGTCGATTGAGTACCATTTACCTCCTTTAACAGTGTAAACGTTCATCCATTGACCATACTCATTTTTTGCTTGGATATTAACCAATGAGTTTTTTTGGTATCCACGGATAACACCCGCCGCAGTTCCTTTAGTGTCGTGGATATTAATGAATCCTGCCTGACATTTATTTGCAATACGGAATTCGTATTCTTTATCCGCGTCTTTAAGGTGGTTTGAAACTGAAACTGAAATTCTTTTATTTTTTACTGTGGTGTTGAAGTTTCCGTAAAATACTTCTCCCGCTAATGTTCCTTCGTTTACGTTGATGAATGTTGGTGTCATGGTATATGTTTTAAGTCGTTTGTTTTACAAATATACAACTAATTTTGATTCCCACAACATCTTTTTTAAAATAATTGCGACTCAGACAGGACTTGAACCTGTAACGACCATATTAACAGTATGGGGCTCTACCAATTGAGCTACTGAGTCATTTTATTTACTTACAGAGTAACCATTATGTTCTAAAATTCTTATACACCATGTTAATAGTTCATCAGTTGTTAAATCACCTTTCATACTATTAACTATTGGGGTTAAAACACCTAAATTTTCAAGTGAGTTATTCCCCCCTCTACTAACAGGGATTATATGGTCAAAATGATATTCATCTTTAAATAAGTTAATGTCTGTACCCGTTAAGTAACATTTATTAACTTCACCAAATTTTTCAATAACCGTTTCCCACGTAAATGTGGTATCAAAATCTTTATTAATTTTACCTTTAACAGAATTGTCACGTTTATTAAATTTTCGAATACATTCTTTCTTATACCTATTTTTTCTGTACTTGTAAGTTTCTAATTTTTTTAGTATAATATTTTCTCTTCGTTTTTTAGTTCTATCTATAACTTTTTCTTTCTGACCAACACCACAGTAATAAGATATCGTTGACTTAGAACAATTTAATATTTCCTGTATTTGTTTGTAAGTTTTACCTTCCTCTCTAAGTTGTAATATTTTTTCTTTCATAATATTATTTATTAATAAATATCACATTAACTTATTAAGTTCGATACATTCATTAAAAATTCGAACTATTGCACGGATGGAGAATTTCGAAATCCCGACCCCTGGTTTTGGAGACCAATGCTCTTGCCTCTGAGCTACATCCGTGTATAAAAAAATAGTAATAGTCTTTATCAGGAATCTGGGATTCGTATTTCTACGATGCTTCACACACCATTAGAGAGTTGGGTATTTCTACCTATCCTTAGTGTGTACCTTTGCGACACGTCTCTCCACGTCTAACTATCTACGCTTTTTACTATTTTAGAGGTCAGAGAGGGATTTGAACCCCCGAATAATGGATTTGCAGTCCACCCCTTTAAACCACTCAGGCATCTGTCCGTTTTATCATTCCGATTAAATCATCTACCAAGATTACACCATCAATCCCTTCGATTAAAATCGGATTTTTCTTTTTCCCGTTTTCAATTAATTTCCCAACACCCATATAAAACTTACAATTTGGGTTAAGTTTAGTTTTATACATTACTGCATTGTATGCCTTTTGTTTTAGTCTGTCACTTCTGAATGTTGTCGTTAAGTCAATGAAGACATCAACACCATCTATTTCAGTTTTAAAATCAAAATCAATAACTTGTTTTTTACCTAATGAATTAATGAAGAATGGTTTTTCTTTTTTTAACATCTTTCGTAATCCTGTCAGGAGTTGAAAGTCGTCTTCTAAGGATTTCCCGTTAAGACATTTTTCTTTGTTTGCAGTACTGTGCATTGTTTTGTTATTTGGTGTCCCCGACAGGGTTCGAACCTGTGACCCCTCGATTAAAAGTCGAGTGCTCTAAAACCAGCTGAGCTACGAAGACATTAAGTTGTGACGGTGGGACTCGAACCCACGTAGACTATCGTATCAGGATAGTTCCTAAACCGCTCGGACACATCACAGTGTTTAGTTTTATTGAACAAAGATAACCATTTTTTGGTATATATCGTTCTGTTTTACTAAATTTTTTTAAACTTATTTCGATACTCCTCAATTATCGGTAGGACCTCATTCTTATATCTTGAATGGACGTACTGATGATGTGTTGGACATAACGGTATTAGATTGTCTAATAAGTTATTGTTATGATTCTCATCATAATGATGAACCGCAACTATTTTATTTTCCCCACATACAACACATTCTTTTTTATGATGTTCAAAACAAATTCTACGGTATTCCTTTTCAAATTTGATTCTTTCATCCCCTTTCCAGTTAGGGTTACTATCCCCTGACCTAAAAAAACTATTTGAGCAGGAATGAGAACAAGTAACCTTTTCTCGTTTATGACCTTTCATGGTCTTAAATTCACCATCACAAATAGGACATTTTTTAATAATCCTTTCATAAAGAAAAGGTCTACTATTTAAATGTGAAATATCAATATTATCATCCTTTATTAATTTTTCAAATTTTCTTCTTGTTGACCCGTTATCAAAGCCATATAACCCAATAATGGCTTGTGTCTTGGTTTTACTATTTTTAATAATATCTATACTCATAATAATAAATATAATAAAAAATCGTAAAAACCTGTTTTGGTCAAATCATTTTAACCCGATTTGTCGAATGTGTACGAATCGAACGTCTCCAGAATGTCCCAAACATTCCATGCAAACCATTACACCTCACACTCGTTTATTTTAGTGATTCTGGAGGGATTCGAACCCCCAACCGAAGCCTTAGAAGAGCCTTGTTCTTCCAATTGAACTACAGAACCATTGTTGCGGAAGATGTAGGATTCGAACCTACGTATCATATTTCAGACCTACTTGTTTAGCAAACAAGCCTCTTTACCAATTTGAGTAATCTTCCATTTTATCCCGACCTATCTCGGGAACACACATCGGATGTTGTAGTCTCCTTGGGATTCGAACCCAAACTTTATCGTCCGTAGCGATAGGTGCTAATCCGTTACACCAAGAGACTAAGTTGCGGAAGCGAAGGGAATCGAACCCCCAAAGCTTTTACACCCGCTAGTTTTCAAGACTAGTTCTTCGTCCATTCAGACCACTTCCAATTCATAGGTCGCGGGGAACCCATCTGCCGCTTATTACTAGATTCTTGTAGTTTACTTACTTAAGTTAATACCGTTACTACGAGGGAACCCAACCTATTGGGAGTATAGTGAGATTCGAACTCACCCTATTAGTACCACAAACTAACGTGCTCAACCACTGACACTATACACTCCATTTAAAAACCCCACTTCATCAGGTTAACGGACTGACTGCCATATGGGAGTGGGGGTCTCCTGTCAATTCAGGACTCCGTGGGACGGGGCGGAATCGAACCGCCAACGCCTAGCTCTTCAGGCTAGCGCTCTACCAATTGAGCTACCGCCCCAAATTATTGTAGCCCCTGTAGGACTCGAACCTACACTATCTTGTATGTAAAACAAGTGCTTCTCCTTTAAGCTAAAGGGCTAAATCGTTGCGTGTATGGGGTTCGAACCCACTTGATTGTCCTTATGAGAGATAACTCTTTTCCTCTAAGCCACGCAATTTATAATATTTTATTATATTTTTTTAAGTTATCTTTCGCCCATAACGGTTGTAAATTACTGAGAGACCAACATTTTTTAAACTCATCTGAATTAATATCTGTAATATTAAAACTAGACAATGGTTTTATATGGTCAATATGCCATTCCCCATAATTCTCCCAACTCATTCCGTCAACAAATTGTTCTTCCAAATGACGTTTTAATTCAATAACGTCATACCCAACCAATTCTTTCCAAGAAGACCCTTGTTTCAAACCATTTAAAGCCTTTCTCATTCTTCTTGAAAAATTAAAACTTACTTTATTTTTATAGTAACGTTCTAATAATTGCTCTTTAGTTTTTTTAAATTTTTTATGAGGATTTTTTTTATAATACTCAGCAATTTGAATAGATTTACATAACTTACAATTTGATTGTTTACCACTTTTATTTTTTTTGTCATTACAAAAATTATCTAACGGTAATTCTAATTTACACTTACTACATTGTTTTGTTTCCATATTTATAAATATTCGTCTAACCATATAAAAATAAAATTTAGACGAAAAATAATGTTGTCCCGCCAGGACTCGAACCTGGATACACCTTGCGGATTCCTGAGCCAAAATCAGGTGTGTTGCCAATTACACTACAGGACAATTTAAACTTTCAAACCAATATGTCAAAGAACTTAAAACAAAAAACCCCGAACCTTGTATTGGTTCGGGGTTTATATCTTGTTACGTTTAACTCAATTTTAACCTATACTCAATTCCGAACCATTATATGACACACGCGGATACCAGCAATTCATAAACTGCGACTTGCTGATAATGACCATATGTTTATTAATTGTTCTCATTGATTCTATTTTTTAATTCGTTTTCTAATAACTATTACAAATTTAGTAAAAGTTTCTTAATTGACAATCTTTTTACTAAAATTAATATTTTTTTGTGGTCCATACAGGACTCGAACCTGTGACATTCTCGTTATGAGCGAGCTACTCTAACCAACTGAGTTAAAGGACCTTGTGTGTGTTTTTGTCTTATCCCCAGAACACACAAACTGTGCCGACACACGATTCGGGGAGCGTCCACGCCATTACATAGATGTACCCGAAGGTATTTTTTATTTCAACCTATGTCTGTAATCTCCATCTTCGTTCCCTTGTACTTCGGGCTACTTGTAGTCAGGACAGGACTCGAACCTGCATCCCACACGGGTTTACAACCTCAGAGAAGTTTATTAATAGGTTGTTAAGACCAAGCGTTTACCAATTCCGCCGCCTGACTATTTGTTAATCTTGTCTTGAGTTAATATAATTAAACACATCTTCACCAAAAATAGCCTTCATTGACGTTTCAAAAATGTAATGGTCGTAATCATTGTCTTCATAGTATTCTTCATCATTATCAACAAAATCAAGGTATTCTTGACAGATTTTTTTTAATTCATCTAAATTTGGTTTTTCTAATTGATGTGGTTTTTCCATGTTATTTTATTTTTTGTAGTCAGGAGAGGAATCGAACCTCTCTACAGGGAGCTACCCGTTTCCATAACCTTCCATCGGACTCGAACCGACCTTGTGTCCAACCTGACTATATTTAATCTTCCAGTATATATACCCACTTAACAATATCCTCTTCTTGACAATCATCATCGTTTGCGGGTAAATACCATTCATTATTTTTAAAAT